TATCGCTCCATTCGCATTCGGAAAGGTGTTCCTCAGCACACTCTTAATCAACCGATGGTGATCATCGCTCGTCGCAGCGGCATCCGAACCCGCCGGATTCGTCGTGACCAGCTCACTAATATACGTTGCACTTTCCAAAGGCATCTCTTAGCCCTCCATATACCTTTGCTTACCTTCCTCAGTCATCGCCACATGCTTCGCATACAGCCGCGCCTCTGCCGCCTGGGCTTGGCCTTTGAACAGCTGGGCCATCTGCGCACTGAGCAAATACTGCTCCGCCATCACTAGGCCCGTCCGAGCGATCAGCAAATCCGAAGCCAGCCGCAGCCACTTATTCTCCACATTATTCGCATCCCCCCAGACCCCGCTAATGTCTGCATCCTGCGCGTAGTAGCGCCAATAGACCGTATAATCCTTATCCGGCGTAGGGAAGACTCGCACCTGCTGATCCCCCACAAAGTCATACACCTTGGGCGCGCCAGTGCCTGTATACTCCCGCAGCGCCACATCATAATCCTCCCGCACCAGAAACTTCCGCGCCCCAGCGCTATCCACCCAGTACGGATGCCAGTCCTCCCAGGGCGCAAGCCAATCGTTCGCGAAACTCTGCGTGGGCGCGCTCGCGGTGAAGGTAACCCCTACCTCACCCCCCAGCAAAAACCACGGCAGCCACGCATTCCCTTCCAGCTCCGTCCGCTGCACCTGGGCCATTTCTGCTATCGTCAAGTCCCGAAGGCTCGTCTGCGCACTCCGCTGCCCCAGGCGTTTCAGCACCAAATCCACCGCGGTATCACGTAGCATCACCAATCCTCCTCTTCATCATCCAGGAGCTCTTCCTTCTTCCGCTCTTCCTTCCGTTTCTTTTCCTGGTGCCGAGAGATCATCCACCCTGGGAAGCTACCGAAGATCGCTGCGATGGCAAGTTGTCCCACCTCCCCAAGGGCGGCCAGGCGCTCCAGCATTGCCGGGTCCACCATTACCCAGACCAAAAGGGCCCCGCTCATCAGCGGCCGGAAAAGCCCCTTCACAATCTGCGTACTCGCATATGCCAATTTCACCAGCGCATCCACCCACGGATAGGTGCGTGTGTCCAGGAGCTTGAACGCTAGCTCCTGGCTCATCTGCTGCACGCGGAAGGCATACTCCGCCTTCTTATCCTTATCCTCTATCAGCTTATCCCCCAGCTTAAGCAGCCCCGGGATGATCCCAGCAAGTAATTGCATCATGACTTAAACCCCTTCGTAACTGCCGCCCAGACAACCGCAACCGCACCGCCTGTCACTGCCAGCCACTTAATGGCAAAACCAATCCAGCCCACCACTCGCACAAATCCCTTCGCACTCTTCCAAAGATCCAGCAGCTCCTGCACATTCTGCTGAATCCCCTCCACCCCTGAGAGTATCTCCTCCTGCCGAGTCTCCGTCTGCTGCAACCGATGGACCAGATCTTCCACCATCCCCTCAACTACCCCAAGCCGGCGATCCAGCTCGCGCATTTCTTGCTCACTCATCAGCTATCCTTTAGTGCTAAGAACTTACCCACAGAGAGCGCCTTTGGATTTTGCCAGATAATATCCGCAGACGTGCTCTGGACCTCAATAAGCCCGGCAGAATTATTCGAGATAACCTGTACCTGGTTCTGCACAAGTACTCCCCCTGCTACATCGAAGATATTATTGTTCGACCCAACCAGACGCACCGTGTACTGCCCATCCTCAAACTGCACCTGGTAGCCGTTTATCATTTCTACCTTCCTGGCGTAGGTAATCCCCGCGACAGTGTACCCGCTCACATGGTCATGCGTCCGGGGCCAGACCATCCCCGCCTCACTGTCCTCCTGCGCCTTTAACTGCAGTCGGAACCAGTTCGTGTCCAACTCATAAAGCGTCCCGCTTATCAGCGTAAGCTCCGAGCGGAGGATAGTAATGAGCTTGTTCGGCCAATCAATGTCCATATTCCGTAGAGCCTATCGTGCCACCCAGGGCATGCTGAACCAACATTTGCATCTGCGCCAGCTCGGTTTGCAGCATCAGCACATTGCTCTTCAAGTGATTCACCTCCACCTCAAGCTCCCGAAGTTGCCCTTTTACTTCCTGATAGGCAACGTGCAATGCGTGGTCCGTCTTGCGCAGGTGCCGTATCTCCCCCTCCGAAGGCGTCCGTTCTTCCAGCACCCCCAGCTTCAACTTCAACTCATGCAATAAGTCGCCCATCATTCATCACTCACCAAGTAGGAGTTAATCCTCAGCCCTGCCAACGTGACAGTGCCACCAAGAACGCCCTCTTTGTACCTAGGGGCGGAAGTCGTCTTGCGAGCCCAGCCTTCCACCGGCTGGTCGCTTGAATAGTTGAAACCGTTGTCAACGACGGAGCCGGTGGAGTCTGTGGTTCCATAGAGTACAACCGCTGTAGCGGTAGGCGAGCCGGTCGCACTTCCCGCTGCTATTGTGGCAATCGTGTAAGTATACGTCGTCGCATCAACCACCGTGATCTGAGCCAGCTTGTTATATTCCGGCTCCGCCGCCCCTTCGATAACGACATAATCACCAGTGCTAAACCCATGATTATTGTGCGTTACGGTAGCAGTCCCGGCTCCGTCGTTGCTTATGCTCACCGCTACTTGGTAAGGCAAAGGCCCACCACTGCCTGCCTTGAGCAGCACACGCGCCCCTTGGATAACCGTTCCAGGATTAGCCGCTTCATAGCAGGTCACTGAAACCGTCACCGAGTTGATAATGGTAACACTGCCTCCATTGACGTTGTTGACTTTCAGCGGGTCCGGGTTACTCCCGTTCGTCGCGTAGATGGTAATATCGCCACCAGATTTGTTGATGATGTCGTAGGTATTACCGTAGAACTTTATATTGTCCAGTGTGTAGCTACCGACAGCGTTGAAGGCCAAAGCTCCCTGGTTATTAACAAAGGTACAATTCGTTATGTTAGTATTGAAGTCCAACACGCCATTATCCGGCTGATCACCATTGTAGAAAATACAGTTGTTAATAACCGGATTATTAGCTGTCGTCATTCGCCCCAGCACATTCATGCGGCATGAAATAAGCTCGAAATTGGCATTGTCAAGGGAGGTCCGCCCCCAACCGTTAAACCTAACAGCATTCACGCCGTAAAGCCCACCGCTGGTAGCTAGGTCACGGGCGTAAAGCTGAAAATTATCAAACGGTGACCCACCAATAAATGGTCCATCAATGCCTTGCAGCTCAGTACCCAGAGTCAGCTTGTCCCCAAATTGGATAACTGTTTCAGATCCAGTTGCGGATGTAGTCAACAAGTCGGCATAGTTAGCTACTCTGGAAATAGTGAACTTCTGCAGTGGGTATCCTCTTGAGACAAACCGCGTGGGCGTCACACCATCTGTTGTGCCTATGGTGATTTTGCCGGAAATCATAAAAGCATTGCCCTTCCGAATAACATACCCTATACCTGCATTTTCCAGCGCCTGTTGTAATTCAGGCAGCGCCTCTCCGTCTGTATTATTCGCTCCAGTAACAACGACACCAAGTTGCCCTGTATCAGGCGCAGAATCCATATACATCCAGTCGATAAAAACATCAGGTACAAGCTGAGTGCTAGCGGTCCCCATCACGACAGAAAAGCCGAACTGCACGACTTGCGTAAGATCAACCGAGGTCCCAACAACCACAACATCAGGAGCAAAGGCGGTGAAGACGCCGAGCTGCTGCCATCCACCAACAATGCGCCTGCCGACATTCCCTAAGTAGTATTCGCCAACGCGCCAATATCCATAGTTACCATTGGCATCCCTGACGTATAGCTTAACCGGCTCGTTTGTGGTTGCTAGATTCCTGTAATTAACTACGTTTATCCAAAACAGTAAATACCTTGCATTAGCTGCTGAAGGGCTAGTTATATCCCTCGCTGGAAAAGTCGGCCCCCACACGATCTGATCGACAGTATCGGCAGTCCAGCCAATACACGCGGTGCCCTGCCGCTGCATTTCCGTATTCAACGTCAACGACGCGGGCCCCGTCCATCCGGTCAGGGACTCCATGTCATAGAGTGTTATGAACTGATGGGAAACCGTAAAGGCCATTGCTTAGCTAATCCCACCCATCGGCTCGCCAGTGCCAATCTCAAGCTGCAGGCCAAGGGCAAGCTGGAAGTAAGCCATCAGCTTGAACGGATCCCAGGTGCCTGCTGCGAACTCGTCATTGACGGCGGTGACGGCAGCGGCTTTTTTGGTCAAGGCATCATTCATGTCCACCGCAAAGCCGTTCGCAATGCACCATTCCACTACCGCACGCTCAAAGTCAGTGTTGGTAAACTGAATCGTCTCAGGTGTATAAATCCTTCCACCGCTCCCATCATCAGCATACTTCCGCGCCAGCATGTTCACCACATACCGATAGGGCGGCTTCGTCTCCACCCGCAGGGCATAGTTCTCGATGTGCAGCCGACTATACGTAAGCGCAGGCTGCGATACCGGATTGCCAGATTCAATCGCCATTCTCTTGTCTCCTATGCGTCACTTGTCCGAATCGCCGTCACCGAGCCCCCAGAGGAGCCGAGCACAGCAGAAGTGATAAACTCCTTGATAGGTGTGGCCTTGCCGTCCCGTACCCGAATCATCAAGTTCCTGTCCGCACTGTAGACGACAGTAAAACTCTCCCCCGTGCTCGCTGCGAGCTTGTCAATGTAGCTGATAAACACATCATTCCCGGCCGCTGCGTTGTCAGCGGAGAAATCCGTCGAGGGAATCGTAAACGTGCTGCCGCTCCAGGACGTGTAGCTGATGCGCCGGTAGAGCCCCGATGCCACCTGTATGCGAATGGTGCCGCTTGCGGGTGTGTCAGACGGGATCGCCGTGGACACAACCACCGCCGTCTCCGCCGTTCCAGTAAGCGCTGTCTGCAGGGAGAATTGATTGTACTGTGGCACCGGATTCCCTTCCGCATCCGTCGAAGTGCCATCCCAGGGCGCAACGAGCACCTGGTCCTCGTTCGCGACGAGTCCGAGCACCTGGAACGTCACATTGTTCGGCGGGGCGATGGTATTCCCGGCAAGGTCAATCAGCCGGTCATTCGCGCTCAGATCTGCCGCCTGCACGCCGAAGCCGAAAGCGCCGAGGATGGCATTTCCTGTGGAATTGCCGAGGAACGGAGTGGAAACTGTCCGTTCCACAACATTGACGTTCACCAAACACGTCGCCCCACTCGTGCCGCCGGTGATGGTAACGTTATCTCCAGGGGCCGTGCCTGTGAGAAGCTGGATCCACATTTTCGTCGGGGCAGTGGTACTGTCAATCGCAAGAAGCTGCCCCGTTCCGCCTGTCCAGCTAACCGGCTCAGGCTCTACGAACGTCCCCGTGGGCGTATCTACGTCGATCTCATGTGTTATACCCCGGAACAGTTCACCGCTAAGTCCATAAAGCGTACTGGTCGAACCCTCCCGGGTCAGATACTTCAGATACTCATAAAGCTGATTGATAGTATAAATATCCCGATCCCACTGGGAATAGTAAGCCTCATTCGTCCCGTTCCCATCTACATCCTGCAGCGTGTAGCCCTCGTTCAAGTTCGTAATACTCGTCCATGTGGCTACGGTTCCCTCCGCCGTCTGGTTGTTCGTGTCTGCCTCGTTCGCCAGCGCCAGGACGTTATTCCCCCTGTTCGTCCCGTTAATGCGGAACTCTCGGTAGGTTTTGCCAAACTCCCTGGTAATACCGATAAGCCGCCGTCCATCTATGTCCGCACCGGCAGAGCGGACCTTCAACAGAAAGCGATGGGAAATGCCCTGCGCCGCGTCTGCATTCAGGCCACCATTGGTATTCCAGAAGTCATTGGCGATAACCGCACCATTCTGAATAATCTGTATGCGAACCCCAGCGTTCCCATAATTGACGATGCCATCGTAGATATCGTCCCCATTATTCTGCTCAATGGACCCATCGTACAAATGCTCCGCCGCCACATCGTCGATGTTGAATCCATTCAGCAGGATAACGTAGTTGTCCGTTTTCTTGTCCGTCGGGTTGACCGAGATGATGTCAATCTGATCATCCCCAGTAAACTCCGGATCATCCGCCAGGTCCTGCAGCCACCTATGCAGTTCCAGCACCGTCGCATAGGATGGATTGGCGCCAGTGTGCCCATCCCCCACATACCTGATCGCCTTCGTCGATCTCGTAACCGTCCAATCAGCAGGAACCAATGGCATCGCTCACATCCTCACTTAACAACCGCGTCCTTCCCTTCGTCCGCTTCCACTGCCCGCTCGCAGTGCCGCTTATCAAACAGCGACAGGAAGCGGCAGACCCAATACGCCACCAGGCTGGTCCGCAACTTCTTCCCCATCCGCGAACTCAGCGTCTCATCCGGATCCCCTCCCAGCAGCGCATTGGCCATCTGGGAAATGCTCACCAGCACATTCATTACGTACTTCTTCAACATTTCCAGCCCTCCTCAACTATAGCTCAAGCTCGCCCTATCCGTCCAGCGAAAGGCAAAATCCGTACTCCCATTCGGCCACAGGGAAGTCACATTCCCCTGGCTCGTAAAGTCCAGCCGCATAATCTGCCACACCGCCGCACTCTCCTGCGCACCCGCCTGAGCCTTCCCAAGATACGCAAGCGAATCACTCACCTGCTCAAACCGCACGGCGCCGGGCTTCCCCCGCACATACGCTTGCCCCTGCTCATCCACATCCCAGGCAAAGCTCTTGCCCTGGAGCAGTATGTCCTCCGCCATTACTTATCCAGCCCCCTCTTCTGCACCCGCATGAGGAACTCTTGCACCTCCGAAAGCGGAAAGACCAGGCCCACATCCCGCACCACCTTCAGCCGGTGCTCCACCTGCTCCACCTCCACCTGCCGACAGCCCTGGTCAAAGCACTCTACCCAAGTCCCGGGGCGCCAGTAGGGGTTCCGCTTTTTCACAAAGTACAGAGCCACCCCTTACTTCCTCCGCTTCTTCCCACCGCTCTTCTTTTTCTTCCCCTTATGCTTCATCATCTTAACCTCCCCCGCATAGGACTTCCCACCGAGAAAACAAATCCTCATATACTTCCCATCCCCCAGGCGCTTCGTCCGCACCCGCCCTCCCTTGCGCACGCACTCCTCAAAAGCCCTGGGCATCTTGCACACCTTCTACCAGATCGTAGGTGTACTCCATCTTCCCCACATGCCCCACTTCCCGCGACACATCGTGGTCCACAAAGATCGGCACCCCCGCAGCCTCCAGCCGCTCACAGAACGCCCAATCCTCCCCCACATAATCCCCAGTCTCCTCACTCCACCGGGGAGTGAACCAAGGCCGCTCACGCATTCCTTCCCGGCGAAAGAGCCGCAGGTCCAACAGCATCACACCCGTGCCCACTCGCCAAACCTGCTCAAGTCCCTTCGACTCCCGCGTAGTAACCACCGGCACATTCCCCTTCTTCCGCGCAGTGAAATTCGCCGGGAAGCTCTTCGTCACGATATTCGCAGCCACCACCATCTTCTGGTGGCCCATAAGGCGGTGGACAAGATCCGCCGGGAACGTCTGGTCACTGTCCAAGAAGAGCAAGTGCGTAGCCCCACCTTCCAAGGCCATCTCTACCAGCGCCTGCCGCATATTCGGCAGGATGCTTCCGCGCTTGTTATGCACCCTCAGCTGCGTCACCTTCCCATTGATCTCCGGATGCGCCGCCAGGTAATTCGTCATAAACACCAGCGCCATCCCGAAGTCCGCGCTCCACTCCTGCCCAGAGGGAATCGCCACTACCAAGCGATTAGTCTTCATCCTCTGCCATCCTCGTGAACTCGTTCTCCTCGGGCTTGATGCTCACCTCCTGCAGCTCCAGGTTTATGTCATACTTGGGCGCCTCAGAATCCTTCCCCATTTCACACTCACGCACCCCTTTGACCTTGCCCAGGATATTAAACCGCACCACGTTCCCGACCTCCAGCATTTCCATCTGGTCCTTAGAGATCTCCAGCGTCACCGTAGGCCGCCACTGAGGCGCTTCCTCAGCGATTTGCTCGGGCTTGACTTCGTGGGTCATTTCCCCGGTCGGTTTATCCATCATAATCCACCCCCTTTAATTAAAAGCTGGGGGACCGAAGTCCCCCAACTAGCCTCACACTACGAAGTTCCCCAAATACGCCATGGTCTTCTCATGGCGAATCTCCAGGCCCGCTTCCGTGAGCCATTGGCCCTTCAGCGAGTCCTGATCCGGCGGCTGAATGCCCTCCTGCGGCCGCGTGTCGCGCATGTAGCGATACACAATCGCAGAGGGATCGATGATGAACGCACTGTTCGTGTACGTAGCGTGCGTATTCAGCAGCGGATGGGTCCGCACGTAGAGCGTGCCCTGCGGCAGGATCCAACGCTGGAGCTGCATCCCGTAGGCCTTCAGCGAACCATCGAAGTTAATCCGAGTACTCGCAGAGTTCCGGGCCAGCTTGTTCAGCGAGTTCAGGAACCCGTTGCCCGCGAAGACGATCCGCTCATTCCCCGCATTCCCGGCATTGTAGTCGAATACCTTATAGGTATCATCCAGGAACACATCCTCCGTCGGGGTCGTGGTATAGACCTTGGAGTTCGTGGTAATGAAGTGCCGCAGCCCGCCGGTATAGCGCTTGGGCTTCGTACCCGAGGTGTCCTCGAAGGGCTTACCAAACAGCCACGCGAACTCCAGCGCCACCGAGTGGTCGAACATCTTCCGCTTCTTGTCATTCTTCAGCGGATCGCCCGTCCGGGTGCGCGTGATCTTCGCGGTATTGGTAATCTCATACGAGGTCTTGAAGATCTGACAATAGTTCGTCAGCTTCACCGGGTTCCGGGTGCTGCTATCCGGCGCGCGGGAGCCCTCCTCGTACACATTACCTACCTTGGTAAAGTACGTACCCGCAGGCACTGCCGCGGCAGTAGTTCCGGCAACACCCCGCTTGATAACAATAGCCGTATCATTGGTCACCGAGGACACTTCGACCAGCTCATTGCTATACACATCCGCATCCGCCGTCTCCACGAGCAGCACATCCCCCGGGACCAGGTTCAGACCCCCACTCACCAGCGTCACGTTCGTCGAGGCGGCGAGCAGGCCCGTCCCAGCTTCCTGAACCCGAATCGGATTCAGCTCCTCTTCCCACCAGCTAAACTCCGGGTCATCCACGGACTCGCTCTTCATCTTCGACATAAGCGCGGTCAGCGGCGCAGACCCATTGGGGTTTCGCCAGAGGATCATTTCCCGAAAGTTCTTCGGGCGCTCATCGACACCCCAATCCAGAGTGCCTCTCATACCAGCAATAGCCATTTTACAGCTCTCCTATCAAAGTGCATCTTCTGCCAGCAGCTCTTCCGCAAGCAGCTCGTACTCATTCTTCGGACGCTCCTTCGGCGGCTCATAGGTCGCACCCCCGGTAGCGGCAGGCTGCCTCGGCGGAGGATTCTGCGCCTCCTGCGCACCCTCCTTCCCAAGGGCCTCATCTGCCGCACCTGCGCGCTTGAGCAGCCCATCCAGGGGCAGCCGCAGCGCCACCCAAGCTTGCGCACCGATCTCCTTGATCGCCTGCTCCCGGGAGGCCTTGGGGTTCATCTGCCAGTACGCTTCCTTAATCCGCTGGATCACCGGCTGATACTCCTCCTTCGCCAGCTCCGGCCACTCCCTAAAGAAGCTCTCCCGCTCCTCATTAAGCACCCTTTGCTGCTCCAGAATCCCCGCGACCACATCGGGCAGCTTCGCCTGAATGGCCCCTACCACCTGGTCATACACGTCCAAGAATACATCCGCCACTAGCTGCGGAAGAACCTCGTTTGGGTTCATGAGCAAAGCTTCCGCCTGCTCATCACTCAGCCGAAAGCGCTCCGCGAGCTCTCGCCGCGCTTGCTCTCGCTGAGCTTGCAGGTCCTCGGGCGTCGGCTCTGGTGCCTCCGGCTCCTCGGGAACCTGCGGAATGTCCTGGGAAGTTTCCTCACTCTCCTGCGCTGCTACCTCCGGCTCAGGCTCCGGCTCCCCTTCCGGTTCTGGCTCTACTGGCGTCGCGGGCTCCGGCCCCTGCGCAGCGGGAGTCTCCTCTCCTTGCGCGGGCTCTGCGCCCTCCTGTGCCCCTTGGTCCTGAGGAAGCCCCTCGCTATCCTCGGCAGTGAACTCGCTGGCAAGTGCTTCCCACTCACCAGCCTCTTGTGAGCCTTCAGGGGCCTGTGCCCCCTCGGCAGGAACATTCGCGAAGGCCTGGCCCTCCAGCGGAATGGCCACACCCTCATTCGCCTGTGCTTGTGCTTGCGTCATCTTGCAGTGCCTCTCTTAGTTCATCGTATTGCTCCTGGAAGTCCTGAATTGCGAGCTGGGGCATTTGCTTGATCAGCTCAAAGGCCCCCACCTCACCTTTCAAGAACTCCATCTTCACGAGCCCATCCAGCCCTTCCGAAGGGGCCCGCATCGAGCGCACACGCGCTTGAATCTGCCCCTCCATTAGGTCAACCAGCAGGCCCCAACCCGTCGAGTCTTGCAGCTCCTGAAACGCCCGCAGCATTTTGCGGGCCTGTTCCATCTGCTCTCGGAGGCTGTCCTCCGACTGCTCTCTCTGCTCCTCTGTCACGTTGTCCTCCTAAGGGAATCAAGTTCCCGGCTTGTGCTTGTGCCTGCGCAATGTCGTCAGGCACTACGTTGATACGGAAGCGTTTGATGTTCTTGATGCCCCCGAGCTGGGCTACGTAGGCAAATATCTTACTCAGGTCATACTCCTGCGCAAGCTGCGGCATCTTCTGCATTTGCGCGAAGAGCTGGGTCCACATAGTCATCTGCGCGAAGCGGTCGATTGGCATAGTGCCATCGACGGGAACGAAGTCATACGCCCCGGAAATGCTATCCGGATCGACGGTGATGAACGGGTCCCGCTGGTCCATCACATCCCCGGCGAGCTTGAGGCGGAGCTCCGTGTCCATCCGCTGCTGGGTGTTCTGCAGGAGGCGCTGGGCCAAAGGCGCCCACCCCGTCGCGGAGAAGTATTCGCACTGGGTCTTCAGGCGATTCGCGCCGAAGGTATTACTCGACCTCACTTCAGTCGCGGTCTTTCGCCCGCCCTGGTTCAGCATCCCCATGATGTTATCCGTCACGCCGGTGACGCGCTGGATCATCTCAGAGACGGCAGCGGCATCCCGCATGTTGTTCTGCGTTACGTCGATGGTTTGGAGCTGGTGGATCATCGTCCGGGGATCTTGGCCATAGCCCGCTGGTTTCACGCGGATAAGACGCCCCGGAGCATCCTGCCGGAAGTCCTTCATCGTGATCCGAGAGGGATCATAGATAAACTGGCCATTGAGAATCTGCCGCACATTGAAGTAGTGCGAGTTCACCAGCCAATCCATCGTATTCTGCAGGGGCTCGATCATTTCCAGCATGCCCCGCTTGAACTGCCCATACGCCTCCATTTCGTATTCCAGCACGGAGAAAGGGAACTTGCCATGCAAGGCATCGAAGGGCTGGGACTCAATCACAATCGAGTCCTCCGCAACAGTGAACACCCACTTTTCCGGGTAGGTGCTGGAGCCTAGGCCCCAGTCGCGCGGGATGAGCTCCACGAACAGCTCCACCGCATCCACATAGCCAGGGCTCATGTTGTCGATATAGCCATCGACGGTGCTGAGATTGGAGGTGGTTACCTCGGGAATGCTCAGGCGCGGTGAGCCGGAATCCCGGTAGCCCTGATTCCCCTTCGCACTCGCGAGGCGTTTCTTGAGCTTCTTCAGCTCCTCCACATTGTAGAACTGCCCGCTCTCCGCCTTCCGCATCACGTCGTTCCAGGGAATCGACACGAAGCGCCCCGCGAACTCCCCTCGCTGGAAGTTTACCAGGGACACCCGCGGGTCAAAGAGAAAGTCCTGCGGGCGGACATTAAAGAGCTTGTTGCCAGTGTACCCCGGCACCCGCTTCGTACGCTTGACCTTCTTCGTCTTCCCTGCAATGGGAATCCCCAGGTACGTCACCTGCTCCTCCTCAATCGAGGCGACCTGGATGATTTCCTCCTCCCAGTACTCCCCCAGAATCCCCGTGCCATACTTCCCCGCATCCAGCAGCCACAGGAAGTAAGGCACCAGATGCTCCCCCACCTGCGTCTGGTAGTCCATGATGGCCTCGACTGCCTGGACCTGCTGCTCAGTCTCCCCGTGCCGCCCCGCGTATTGCAGCACTGGCGAGCGACCAAGGAACACGCTGACCCAGTACGTATGGGCCGCCATCAAGACCGCGTAGGAATAGGGAATATTCATGGTGGTGTACTGGGGCTCCCCATCCTCCCGCTTCACCCGGCGCTTGGCATCCACCTCAGTCTCCGGGATATACGCCATGAAGCTATCCTCTGCGTCCGCATACTCCTTCGTGCGGTTCTGGAGGGCGAAGCCCGCAGCGCGCACCCGCGTCAGCACGGCATCCAGAATCTTCTGGTGCTGCTCAGTACCATAGCGCAACTTTACCCCACTCACGGCGCGGTCCTCCATTCCAGCTGCTCCGGCAGCCCACTCTCGTCGATCACTTCAAAATCCCCCTCTAGGGTGATGCCTTCCAAGGCGGGGTTAATAAGCCCCATTGCAATGGTGAGGGCATCGAGCATATCGTCCCGTTGCCCGGTGGCGCCGGCCTGGAAAGCCCCATACTGCTCCTTCAGCTCAGAGTGCTCCCGCGCAAGGCTCAGGCGCCCGTTCGCCGCATAGCGCGTGATGGTCTGGATAATCCGGGTTTCCTTCTTCCGCTTATCCTCCACCGGCACGATGGTGAAGAACTGCCGGCGCCGCAGCATTTCCTTCTCCATATACCACTTCAGCATCCGCTGGAACAGCGTCGTCTCCACGCCCACAAGCATGGGACGCCAGCGCAGGGCGAGCTCGAAGAACTTATTCACAAACTCCTCCGGGTCCGGGCTCTTGGCGAGGTAGTATTCGCACACATAGATCGTCCCCTCCAGCACCCGGATGACCATGATAACTGCATCGTCCAGCTTCTCATTCACCCGCAGGGAGTTTCCATCCCTCGGGGGCGGAGTGGGATCGATGCCGATGTAGGTAATCCCAGCCTCCGGCGGCACTACATGCTCGCGAAGCCACTCCACCTTAAACGCCGCATTCTCCTGCGTGACGAGCTTGCACTCCATCTCCCGCAGCCACAGGGAAAGCTGGTTCCGCTGGATATGCGCCTCCTTTTCGCGGAGGAGCTCTTCGGTGCTCCAGCGCTCTGGCCACGCGCTCTCCCCGCGGGAGTCGAAGCAGCTAAACCTCACCGAGGCCCAGGAGGGGTCCCGCATCGTGCGCTCGCTTAGATCCTCCGGGTGCAGCGGAGTCTGCGCAAGCGCTATTGTCGCGTCCGGGGCCTCACTCGCTGGGGCTAAGGATTTGAACAAGGCCCCGTAGGTGAGATCTTCGATCTTAGCGCGCTGCTCCGGCGTCGCGGTGTTTTCTTCGTCCAGGGGGTCATCGAGCACGATCAGATCCGGCCGGTAGTCCTCCACATTCACCCCGCGGATGCTCCCTGTAATGCCCAGCGCAATTACGCGGATGGGAAAGCGCTCCACCCCGTGGAGGATTTCCAGCTCCGTCGAGGTCCACTTGCGCCCCTTTTGGAGCTGGAAAGTCTTAGCCCAGAAGGGATTGTACTCCACCGCCCGCATAAGCCACTCTACCGACTTCACTGCATGGTCCTGGGACTTCCCCACAAAGAGAATCGTGTGCGAAATGCCGTAGGCAATGCGCTTGGAAGTGAACAGCCGCAGCTTCGTCGTCTTTGCGCCCCCACGGAAAACCTGGAAGCTTACATAGCGGTTCCGGGGGTCGTCCAGCACCCGGTCCATCTCTCGGTGGAACTCCGGGGAGGGCTGGCGGCAGGTCTTCGGAAAGAACACCCGCCCATAAAGATCCGAGTCCACCGCAGCGAGCTGGACCAGCTCCGCCGGATCGAGTTGTTCCACCTGCGCGTTCAAATGCTTCCTCTCCCCTAGGGCGCCCAGATATGCACGCTAAACTGCCCCGCCTCGGCCCCCAGGGGGCTCTCCCGCAAGCGCACCGGCTCCGGGAAGGCGGTGGCACAGTCGTACCACTTAACCAGCTCCAGGGGCGCATGCGCCCACAGGTCCGGCGGGAACACTGCCGCAAGCACGGGCAGGTAGAGCCACTTCAACTGCCACCAGGCATCCGAGGTGTGCTGGAGCTTAATCTCCACCACCACAAGCTTCCCCTCTTGCGGGAGGATGAGCAGGCCATCCGGCTGGCAGAAGCGCACCTTTGACTCCCCGAGGCATTTGAACTGAAACCAGGGCCCGGGAACGAATGCCTCCGGGAAGAGGCCCTCCAGGTACTCCTTCGCTCTTGCCTCATAGCGAAGCCCCTGGCCCCTTCGTCCCTTCAGGCGCTTCCTTCCCCGCGCAAATGCCGGGGGCTCTTCCAGGGGCCGCGCCCACTCAATCGCCCCGGCTAAGCGTAATCGTGACGGCGGCAGGAGCACGGGGGAGGCTTTGCTCCCGCGCTTCCGCCCGCTCTGCTTCCGCATCCACTTCCCCCTGAGCAGGGTCTGCGTCCTCCCCTGCAGTTAGCAACTCCCGGCGCTCTTGCACCAGGGCCCCTTCGGATTCCTCCGCCGCGCGCTTGAGGGCCCGCATCCGCTCGCGCGCTTCCGCCAGTGCATCCGCATCTACCATGTAGTAGTTGTTCTGCTGATTCTGCTGCACCACCGGGGTGCCGGGGAGCTTCGAGGGCCCAAGGCCCGCGGCCTTCAGCGCCATCTCCGTCACGTCCGCCACGTACTCCCGATCCCCCTGCGGGTCCGCCGCCTCTACGGCCTCGGAGAGCTTATCCACCGCCATCGCCGCGAGACCGAGCACCTGCTCCCGCAGCGGCAGCACGGTCGCCCCGAAGAGCTTCTCCTGCTTCGCCCGGAGCTGCTCCTGAAACGCATCCGAATGCACCACCACAGAGAGCCAGGCCCGGCTCACTCCGAAGTGCTCCGCCACCTGCCCCATCCGCAGCGTTGGATTCGCCAGCATGAAGTCCATAATCGCATCATGCTTCACGCGCACCTTCTTCAGCACGGGCTTCTTCGCCCGCCGGGGCCTCCCGTCTTTGCGAAGGCCAAAGGGGGCCTCGGGGGCCGTGCCTTCGTTCCACTTGTCCTTTCCATCCAGCATTACGTGCGGGTCCACATTTGGGTTTTGGATTGGGGGACTTATAGCATGGGCGGGGCGGGGTGTCAATGGGGATGGGGCAAGAGTAATTTTCCGATCGCTTCTCAATTTCCCTGTGCGCTCCCGGAAGTGGTCATTCCGTGACGAAGGCACCCCCGGGCCCAGGGGGGATGGCCCCCTCAGCGGGTAGGCGGAGGGCGGGGGCGGAGGGCGGATTAATAGAACTAATCCACCCCATTAAAACATTTTGGGCAGCTCCGGTTGCATTTTCCGACCGGTTTGCTATCATATCATCGTGGCCGGACGGTTCGGCCACCGGGGCGCAGCCCCGCCGCTCTTTACTAACGAGGAGGTATTACTATGGCATCACGTGAGCGCGTGATTGTATGGACGCCCCTGACGGATGGTCAGGGATGGAAGGTAGACGTCCTCGGTGCGGGTGGCTTTGAGGTTACCCGGGAGGAGGTGCAGGACGTCTGGGACCAGCTCGCCCTTCATGGATTGAAGCAAAAAGTGGGGGATGCTGCGGCGAAGGAGGCCGGGGCGAGTGCGCAGGAGAAGCTCGCGTCTATGATGGCGGTGGTTGAGCAGCTCAAACGCGGGGAGTGGAACGCCCGCGGAACGGGTGGGCTCATCGTCGAGGCCATCGCCCGGGTGAAGGGCCTCTCCCTCGAGGAGGCGATGGAGCGCTGGCAGGGTCTCACGGAGGAGGAAAAGGCAGCAGTGCGGAAGCATCCGCTGGTCAAGAAGGCCGAGGCGGATATCCGGGCCGAGCGCCTCGCGGCCGCCGCGCAGGATGCGGCGGAGTTGGCGATCTAGGGATGGTACCGGGCCAGGGATGGCCCTTTCTTTTGGTAACTGCGAGGAGGGAACATTATGGCTTTGATATTCGCGACGTCGCTGGACAAAGCTGCAGCAAAGGCCGGGCATTGTGGTTTGACAAAGGAACGGAGGACCACCTTAAGGCAACTGGCTAAGAACATAGACATATACGCGATGCTAGACAGCAAGGGCCAATGGGTCTTCCGGTCCGACAGTTACGCTATTCTAGAGCTAATTCGAGCTTTTGGACCTGGGTACGTTGCTATGGAATCGGCAGACCCCACACCTGCGGGGCAGTGGTCGGTGGTGTTCAACTGGCCCTGGGACTAGGACCGCCCGCAAGCGAGAAGGGGAGGCAGAGATGCCTCCCCTTTCTTTTTGCCCCTGGGGCTTGGGAAGCCCAACAGTGCAGGGGCGAGGGTGCGCAAGAGGGGCGTCCCTGCCCCTTCGCATGCGCCCGCTTAGAGCGGCAGGTCCGCCGCAGCCTCCTCGCCCTCCGCCTTGGCGCGCTCGGCGGCCTTGGCCGCGGCCTCTGCGCGGTAGCGGGCCAGGATGGCCTTGATGCGGGGGTGCTTCCGCAGGGCCTTCCGCTCGTCGTCGGACATGCTTTCCACCTTCTCCATTGCAGCTTCGATGGGCTGCCCTGCGGCCTCTGCGAGCGCCTTGGCGAGCTGGGTGACGCGACTGCCGCCCTGGCCAGGAACGCGGGTGGTCCACTTGCCCTCGCGCAGGTTCGCATAGACTTCGGAGGCCAGCTTCGGCGCCTCCTCCGGCTCGGCGCCGGCGTAGGCATCTCCGAGCTTTTGCTTCAGGCCGTGGATGGCCAGCTTGAGGCGAATCTCCTCCGGGAGTTCGGCCAGGGAGGCCTCGAGAATGTCGCCAGTGGCAAACTCGAAGCGGACGCCATTTTCGATATCGGTCTTGTTTGCGATTTTGGAAGCCATCTTGGTTATCCTCTTGGTTAGTTGAGAAGGGAGGGGGCTGGGTCGCCCCCATCGCACGGCCAATTATACACGCGGCGGCGGGATTGTCAAGCGGCGGAAATGGCGGGATGGGGCGGGTGAGCTGGGTTCCCTATAATGGCGTGAAATGGCGGGATGGGCCCATGCCCTATGCAGCACCATATCGGCGTGATTTGGCGGTATGGCCACCCGCCCCTGCAGCAGCCTATTTTTTGGCGGGATATAGCCTATACTAGCCTGCTCCGACGCATGATGGCGTAATTTGGCGGTATGGGGTCTCTCTATATAGGGGGGTTTTTTTTTCTCTCTTCCAGACATACACAGCGGGCGGGCCCGGGACATACCCCATACCGCCATTTTACGCCATCACGCCGTTTTCCAGTGCTTGACAGCCACCCACGCCCCGCATATAATCCGCCCCACAACCACCCACCCACCCATCGGAGCTTCCCCCATGCCGAACAAGCACAGATCCCACGCAGGAAAGTTTACTCGCTCGGTGCTGCTGAGCGCCGGGGATATCAGGAGGGGAGGGGTTAGCTTGGGGAGGTTTATCAAAGGTGGGAAAGCCCTCCAAGCGCGCGCCCGTCGAGAGGGGCAAGCTGACGCGCTCAAGCGCGCAGGGGAAAGCCACTGCCGCATCGTGCGTGTGGAGCCGGGGCATCCACCCCCCTTCGGCAGGGGTTACGTGAATCGGAAGGGCTGGAGGATGCATCTTTCGTACCTGGGGAGGGACTTCGAAGTTCCCGCAGTGGCCGTGGCCTTCTGGGGGGATTCAGCTCACGCCGCCGCAAGGTGGTTGGATGGCTTCCGCCTAAGGCGCCTTTGCGGAAAGGCCGGGTGCTTGGAGCCTGCGCACTTCTATGAATATCACCCAGAGATGCAGAGACTAGAGGAGGACTCGCACATGACGCCTAAGCTGATACATCAACTCTTCGCCACCGCCGCAGAGCGAGGGGAGGCAGAAGTCGCCTTTCGCAAGCGCGGTTCCGCCATGCACGCGAGGTTTCAGCTCTACGCATGGAGGAAGAAGCACAGAGAGCGGAACGGGCTGGAGGAAGGCCTAGGTCCCTGGGATGGAGTGCAGGTCAGCATTCGAGAAGAAGGCGAGCGTTGGGTTGTGCGCCTGGAGCAAGATGAAACCGAAGTGCTTTGCGAGCTTGTAGACGTGGAACCCCTCCAGAAAGAGCCCCTGGAGGTTCCCCAGATCAGCATAGCTGCCCCGGAGATTACCCTCGAGGAAGCAGAGCGCCTCAGGAAGCTCGTCCAGGAGCGCAGGGCAAACGCCCCCGGAGACGAACCACTTGGGGCACCCCAGCTCGAAGGCCAGGATCCTTATATTAGAGCCTTCATCGAGAGTACCTCTTCGCAAGCGCACCGGGATGGATCCAAGAGCGAAAACGCACAGCCAGACGCTCAGCCAGACTCCCCTGAGCTCAAATCCATCGAAAAGGACGGAATAGTGTGGCAGCCCAGCACCTCCGGCCTTCGCGGCAGGCCCCCTCAGACCGAAGCCGAGCGCCAGGCGCTGGAGGAATACAAGCGCACCGGCAGGTCCCGGGCAGTGCCCCTCCGGCCTTCGGAGGCAGAGGAAGAGCAAGAGCAGGGCCAGGGCCAAGAGCAAGACCAGGGCCAAGGCACCTAAGCCCGGCCTTGGCCGGGACCAAGTGATGCCCAAGCGCCCCTGCGCACCCGCGCACCCGCGCATGCACACTGGAATTGGTCCTCGGCAGAGGTTGACACCGGGCGGATTATATGCAATAATCCGACCATACCCACCCACAACCAACGGGAGAACCCCAGATGCCACAAGAAAAACCAAGCGACCCATTCGCCGCCCTTGTTGCGGAAGCCCTCGCGGAAGCGCGCAGGGCCAAGCCCACGCGCATGCGCGCCAAGAGCACCAAGGGCACCAAGAAGCCCAAGGGCAAACCCTACTCCCAGCGCCCCACCATGCGCGGCTTTGCGAATCCTACCGAAGGGAACGAAAAGCCCACCTGGGCCACAAGCCCCTGGACCACCGAGGCCCTCGTCCTCCTCATCCACAAGCGCACCTGCACCCAGTGCGGCACCTCCTACGAAGCGCCCGAGGGCCTCTTCATCCAGCGCTCCCGCCTCCTCCCTGGCGCGCGCTTGGACAGCCACCTCGAGCGCATCACGCTCGACCAAGCCCGCGGGGTCTACCCCCACCTGCCCCGCCGGCGCCTCGTCCGCCCTTTGCGCGTCCCCGCATGCGAGCTCTGCTTCGACACAGAGGAAACCCTCGCCCACATCGCCCGCGCGCAAGCGCCCTTCGGATGGCAACCCGAGCTGCCCCTCGGGGCCAGCGCAAGCGCCGCCAAGGCCCCAGAGCTCCTCCCCGCCCCTTCCAGCACCCAGGAGACCTAAGCCATGACAGACATCGTAAAAGTCGGCCCCATGCGCAAGCTGCCCTACGCTATATGGGCCTGGAAACTCTTCGACCACCTCCCCACGTCTACAAACGCACAAGATCCCCTCTACTCCTTTTGGCACCCCACCGCCCGGAAAAGTTTAAGTTTAGCCCAAAATTATGGCACCTACCGCTGTTACACCCCCGGTCGTCCTTCGCTGGAATCCCCCAAGGGCCTCGGCTTCTTCTGCTACCACTCCTTCGCAGACTACCTGTTCCAGCAACACGGCCATTGTACCAGCCACTATATGCGCAAGCACCGAACCCATACCTTAAAGCAAAACGGCCACCTCTGGCTCATCGCCATCCCCAAGGGCACACCCGTCCGCACCTGCTGGGACACCTTCATGGAGCGCTCAGCGCTCCTCACCCACGCCCTGGTGCCCCTCGTGCCCCTCCGCGGCTTTTACTCCCTGCACAAAGTCTCCCTATGGGTCAAGCACCACTGGAGCCAGGCAGAGGCCCATATTCCCTCTTACCCCGAACTCATCCGCAAACAGGAGGCTTCCAAATGTGCCAGATAACCCACCTCAGCCCTTGGCAAACCCTTCCCTATGCAATATGGGCCTGGAAGCGCCTCGCGCCTGGGGCTTCAGGTCCAGTTTCCTGGACACATCCCTGGCAAAGGGCACACCTCGCACTCCCCAACGCCCAGGGCCGCGGCCAGCAGTATCACTACGCCCGCCGATTCATCACCCGCGAGCTCCCCGGACGCCCGGGCCTGTTTTGCTTCTACTCCCTCTGGGAAGTGCACAATGAATCCTGGGAGGGCCCCCCATTTTGCCTCCCCTCAAACACCTGGCTCATCGCCATCCCCAAGGGCACCAAGGTCCGCCGGGCCTGGAACGGCCCTGAGCCAGTAGCCCTTCTCACCCGCGCGCTAGTGCCCCTAGAACCCGTGGATGCGTTCTTCCCTGACTACACCACGCGTACGAACTACCAAGCCCTCCGCAAGTGGGCCCAGCGAACCTTTCACGCCTACCAACAAAAGGAGCACAACCATGCCTAAGCTTTCAAAAACCCAAATCTGGACCCTTTGGGGCCTGGACGCGACCCTTTCCACCCAGCACCTCCACGACGGCCGGACCCTCCGCGCCCTCAAGCGACGGGGCCTCATCGCCGCCGCCTACTGGGTTGGCGGACCTGCCCGCTGGGCCATTCGCCTCTCAGCGGCCGGGCGCAAGCTCGTCGGTGAGCTCCACGGCCTCTCCCCAGCAACCCTGGACCAACTCTAAGGAAGCCATCCCAATGCCTAAGTCCATCACAGAACTCCAGCTCGAATCCGAGCTCATGGCACTGCTCGACCACATCGAGCAGCTCGACGCACGCATCCGCGCGGAGCTCCCCTCCGAGCTCCTCTTCACCCACTCCGGCTCCCCTAACTTGCAGCACCTCTGGGGAGCCATCTTATTCAACCTCGCGCAGACCCGCGCAACGCTGCGCGCATTCCGGCCCAAGGAGGACCCCTCGTGACCGCTAAGCGAAAGACCCCACCCCACTTCCACCGTGTCCGCACGTGCTACGACTGCAAGTGGTGCGTAGTCCAGACCGCCCCCGACGGCGCCCTGGGCCCCTACCGCTGCTCGCGCTACCGCGTGGAGCTCTCGGACTATGAAGCCGAATGCTACCGCTGTGACAACCTAGAGGAGAGCCGCTGATGAAAAACCTCCACCTGACCTCCCCCGGCGAGGACGCCCGCTTCACCCTCGACGCCCTCTTGCTCTGCTGGACCACAGCCATCGCCATCGCCGTCTGGACCCTCCAAGGGCCCATTCCCCACTTCGCCCAGGGCCTCTGGCTCATCTCCGCTCTCGCGCTCACTGCCGGATGGGTTGCCCTCTTCGAGTGGGCCTTCTGGCTGTGGAAGGACAGCGCGGAGGAGGGCAGGGATTGACACCGGGCGGGTAATGTGCCATAATCCGCCCCATCAATAACCCAACCCAGAGGACCACCACCATGCCCAAAGGCCGAAAACCCTACCGCATCCCCCCAGTGGAGAAAAAGCTCTCTCTCCCTGGGGAGGTCGTTACGCAAGTCGAGCTCCTACTTGCAGACCCCCTAACCGGCCGCCCGCGTCACGGCGCTTGGTCCCGCCTATGCACCAAGCTCCTCCGCGCGTGGCTGGCCGAGCAACGCAGGCCGGCTAAAAACAATCCACCTGAAGGAGACCAGACATGAGTGCCACCGACGCAGCCCAGCGCATCAACGACCTTCGGCGCAAGGTCCTGGAAGGCTACGAACTCACCCGCGAGGAAGTCGCCGAGGCCATTTCCCTCCTTCGCCAGAGCCGCGCGCAATCCCTGGAGGAAACGAAGAAGCGCACGGAGCCCATCGACCTCGATGCGCTCTTCGCAAGCGACCCGAAGAAACCGGAGGCCAGCGAATGACCGCGCACAGGCACCCTGAGGACTTTTCCCCTTCCCTGCGAGAGCTCGTCCGCCAGGCCGCCCACGCGCCCGTCGTGCTCCGCTTTCCTTCAGAGAGCGAGGCCAAGCGCCTGCGCGCCCAGTTCTACGCCTACCGGGATGCGCTCAGCGCAATGGGATCCTTCCCCGAGAGCCCCTACTATCCCGATTGGCTCCACGCCAAGGACATTCGCACGGAACTGGAGGTATGGTCCACCCGAGTCACGCTTACCTTTACTAAATAACCCAACCGAGGAGGTAGCACTGCCATGAGCGCGCTATACAAGAGCATAACCCTGCATCGAACCTATGCAAACTACCACTACTATAACCTAAGCGACTCCCCACCCCGCTTGTGGCTCTGTGGGTCCTTGCTAGTCGCAGAGCAGGGCTACCAATACGAAACCCTTCCCATGGCAATCCTTCTCGAAGCCTCCACTGATCCCTTCGTGGAAGTCCCTGGAGCGCTCCAAGGCTGGATACAAGCAGATCCTGAAAGCATCATTCCCCTGAGCGAACGCAAGGGCTTCCTGAGCCGCTATTACTACACCCACGGCCTGGAACGCTACAGCGAAGAGGGCCGGCCGGAGTATACTTTCACTCGCTTAGCCCGATGGCTCAATGACTTCGGGGAAGCCAAGATCCACTTCACCATCACCCCCCTGCCGGAGGGCCAAGACCATGCCGCATGATCTCCAGCTAACCTTCCCCCAGGGCATCGACAGCACGATGCGAAAGACCTTCGTGGCTTGCCCCACCAAGTTCCTCTATGAGTACTGCTACAACCGCCGCAAGGGCGAGCCCGGCCCGGACCTCCACGCGGGCAAGGCCTTCGCCGCCGGCCTAGAGGCCGCACGCCTTGCGCACTGGCGCGACGGCCTCCAGCCGGACGAAGCCCTCGCGGAAGGCATCAAGGCCCTCATTGCCGAATGGGGCTCCTACGAGCCCCCAGAGGACCACCCCAAGTCCCTCCCCCGCATGGTGGGGGCCCTCGAGGCCTACTTCTCCCACTACGGCTGGGCCACGGACCATATCCAGCCCCTCATGCAAGAGGGCAAGCCCGCCGTGGAGTTTTCCTTCGCCATCCCGCTGCCAGAGACCCACCCAGAAACCGGCGAGCCTCTTCTCTACACCGGGCGCTTTGACATGCTCGGCCTGTACAACGGCTCCATCTTCGTCGTGGACGAGAAGACCACCAAGCAGCTCGGGGCCTCCTGGAGTCGCCAGTGGAACATGCGCTCCCAGTTCACCGGCTATTGCTTCGCCGCAGAGGAATACGGCTACCCCGTCGCGGGTGCAATCATCCGGGGCCTCTCCATCCTCAAGACCAAGTACGGCCACGCGGAGGCCATCCAGTACCGCCCAAAGCACGTGATTGACCAGTGGTACAAGCAGCTCATCCGGGACATTCGGGAGATGAAGGAGGCCTGGCGTCACGCCCCCAAGGAGCACTGGGACCTCGCCCTGGACGATGCCTGCTCGCAATACTTCGGCTGCGTCTTCGAGCGCGTGTGCCTCCAGCCACCCGAGCAAAAGCTTAGCGTACTCGCAGAGGACACCATTGAATACGTCTGGGATCCACTCGCAGAACTGAAACCTCAGGAGGGAGGAAAGTGAAAACACCAGCGCAAAAGCTAGGATATTTCAAAGGGCAGCGTTTTGTTGTAACCGATAACAGCAGAGATGGTGCCTTCGGTAAAGGCAGCGTAGTTGAATTGTATAAAGATGACGGGACAGACTTCCCACTGTTCAAACTTATCACAGGCGCCTGCAACTATCGCCACGTAGATGGCGCTGATGGAGCGTATCTCCACTTAGATAAGGTCAAACCTTTAGCCGGCCGGCAAGGCCTGCAGATGAAGTACTTCGTTCTCGAGCCCGAAGGCAACGATATCTACGCTCAAGCCAGTCGAGAAGCTTTGCTCCATTATGCAAAGGTTATTGCAGAAGCAGACTCTGAGTTGGCTACTGAGCTCCTAGCTTGGGCACGCAGGGAGGAAGCCAAATGAAGCCCCAATACCAATACGAAGTCCAAAGCCACGACACCACGCTCGTGCTCACCCCCAAGCGCAGCCAAGCCCTCGCTGTGTTCGCAAAGGCCAGGCGCGCAAAGCTCTTCCGCCTTTGCGTGGATACGCAAGTGAAACACCTGCAAGAGGAAAAGTAGAATGCTAGAAGACCTCTTCGCTTTTCTTATCAGTTTAAGCTTGGGAGCTCTTTTGAGCTTTGCACTTTCCTGGCTGATAACCAAAGATGAACCCCTAGGCCCATGAAATGAGGAGAAATGATATGATTAAGTTCGAAACAGTTACCCAAGAGAATCGGCCCGTCGTGACGGGCAAAGTTCACCTTGATGCTGACGGGGACCTTGTTCTGTTGGTCTTAATCAACGATAGGGAGATCCCTCTTCTATACATTGACCGCAAAACAGGCCATCTAAACGGCTTCCGCCTGCCACAGCGGAGTCTTGCCGCTTTGCATGAAGCAGGCTTTAGGACAAAAGATGGTCGGCTTTGTGTAAAAGGACTCGCGTCAGTTAATTAGATTCAGCGGCGTGAAGCTGGCTGTGTAGCGAGGGGCGGCAATGCCGCCCCGTCGGTTGAAGTCCGGCCAGCCAGTGGATCGCCGCCCCCTTTATAGGAGATAAGTAAATGCCCACACACAATCCCCCAATGGCCAAGTGGCCGTCCCGCGTCTGGTTCCGCACGGCGAGCGGTAAGTGGGCCTCTCGCCGCCCTTCACGCCAGGACCGCCAGGACCGCTTGGATTTCCAGTGCCAACGGCCGCATTGGCTTATTTTCCACTCAGAGGAGGCCTAACCATGAAACCATCCCGATGGGTAGTTGACCTGCCCGAGCGTACCAAGTTGTTCTCCGACAACAGCGTCAGCGGGCATGCTCTGCGACGGGAAACACGCTTTATCGTCATTCACGCCATCGGTGAATACATCGACACCGGCAAGCCCGGCGAGGGTTCCCAGTACTGCGTAGATTTCCTCCGCGCTCGGAATGAGTTGCCTCACTATTTCCTCACGCCCAGCGGCATCGTCCTCCGCGCTTGGCACCACTCCCGCCTGGCCAACCACGCTCGGGGCTATAACTCCAGTTCCATCGGCATTGAGCTCATGCTCCCTGGCCACTGGACCTATGAGACCTTCGCCCAAGAGCTCACCGCCCCGGTACCCGAGCATCGCTTGGAAGATGTCCCCCGCCGCCTGGACTCCCTCTATAAGCTCATTGGGGAGCTCCTGGCGCTCTACCCCCAGGCACGCATCGTAGGCCACTGCGAGCTCGACCCCACCCGCAAGGTGGACCCGGGCCAGTACGTCATGCTCTCATCCCTGCGGACGAAGTTCAAGCAGCCCCGATGGGAAGGGGAGGGCGGTAAGTGAGTGTGGTAATGGGGGCGGGTAATTATCAATTACCCGCCCGCTACCCTACCCTCTGGTTCCACCGAGGCCACCTGCTCGGCCAGGGCCGCGCGAGTGACCACTCCTACGCTGGCACCCTGGCGCCCCCCTTTTCCATCGCCTATGGATGCCAGCGCTGCGGGGACCTCTGGGCCCGCATTGTGGTGGAGGCGCAGACGCAGTGGCGCTTCATCCCCCGCCTGTGCGATCGCTGCGGCGGCGGCGCCCTCTTGCCCTTTGAGCCCTGCTATTCCGCGGACCTACCGCCCGCTGTAGCGGCGCACGAGCTCTTGTCCCTCCCCGCCCAGCGCGGGAGCTATGAAGCATTCCTAACCACAGGAGGATCTTAAATGACCCAGCAATCTACCCTCCCAGGCACCACTACCATGCTTGTCGGCCCCACGGGAACCGGCAAGACCTATTCCATCCGCACCTTCATCGACGCGGGTATTACGCCCTTCGTGCTCTTTACAGAACCCGGCATGCGTACCCTCAGCGATATCCCCTGCGAGCACTTGCACTTCAAATACATCCCGCCCGCGAGCCCTTCCTGGGATGATCTCTTAGAAAACGCCCGGAAGATCAACACTATGTCCTTCAAGGCCCTCACCCAGATGGGGGACATGGGCAAGCAGAAATACGGCCAATTCCTCCAAGTCCTCACCGCTATGAACAACTTCACCTGCGACCGTTGCGGCCAGTCCTTCGGGGACGTTGCGCAGTGGTCCACCGACAGGGCCATCTGTATCGACTCCCTCAGCGGCCTCAACATCATGGCTATGGACATGGTAGTGGGAGCGAAGCCAGTCAAAGCTATGGGCGACTGGGGTGTAGCGATGGATAATCTCGAGCGCTTCCTCATGGCGACGACGACGAATCTCCGCGCGCACTTCGTCCTCACAGCCCACCTCGAGCGGGAGCAAGACGAAGTCACCGGCGCGATTCATCTAATGGCCTCCACCCTCGGGCGCAAGCTCGCCCCGCGCCTCCCCCGCTTCTTTGACGATGTGGTGCTCTGCCAGAACAAAGAGGGCAAGTTCTCCTGGGCCACGGAGGCCGTTAACGTGGATCTCAAGTACCGCAACCTTCCCCCCGGAAAGGAACTTCCCCCATCCTTCCAGCCGCTCATTGAAAGCTGGAAATCCGCGGGCGGAGCCATCACCCCAACAGAGGAGGAATAGCCATGCTTGTGCGTAAGCTCACCTGGGCCTTCATCGCCCTTGTCATTTCCGCAAGTGCCCTCGCCATCTACTGGGCCGCCAAGCGTAACATCACGGCGAATGAATACTGCCTTTCCCGCTATAAATCCCCCGCCCAGTGGATCTCCGGGCGCTATTACTGCCGCATAGCCAGAAGGGGCCACGTGGTCTATTGGCCCGCTGGGGAGAAGTGAGGCAGTGCTTGACACCGGGCGCGTGGGGTGGCATAATTCGCCACGTTGCCATATGGCAACACTTCCTTTCCGTAAAACCGAAACCAAGAGGAACCGCAAATGTTTGATACCGAAAGCTTCCTGAATCAGCAAGTCGAAGGGGAAATGTCCACTGAGTTCACGCCTGTGCCCGAAGGCGAATACACCGGCATCATCAAGGACGTGAAAGCTCGGCAGGCAAAGGACTCTCACTTGATGGATGTGGTCTGGGAAATCGACGATGAAGAGGCGCGCCAAGTCACCGGCATGGAGCATCCCACCGTGCGCCAGACTATCTTCCTGGACCTGACGGACAATGGGGGCCTGGACCTCGGCAAGGGCAAGAACATCGCCCTGGGTCGCCTTCGCGACGCGCTGAACCAGAACGGCCCTGGCGCGTGGAGCCCTGCGATGCTCTTGGGCCAAGCCGCGAAGGTCCGCGTGGAGCATCGGATTTACGAAGGCCGCACCTACGCCGATGTGAAGGGCGTAGCCAAGCTGTCCTAACCCCCTCCCGACCACACCTCCTCGTGTGGCTGGGGGATGGCGCAGGCGCACCATCGCAAAACTCCCGTCTGTAGAAAGGGCGCCTGCATTTCCCCAAGGGCAGGGAGGGTTCTCCTCCCTGCCTTTTCTTTTGCCTAGGAGAACTGTGATGGAAGAAGAACCTCTGCCGAAGCCAACTATCGACTGGAAACCTCCAGAGATACAGGCCCGTTTCACTCTCTCAGAAACCGCCCAGGCGCCCAAGCGTATGTCCTCAGGCGCGGCGGCGTGGGATCTTTTCGCTGACGCCCCCGAGCCGCCCCTGGGCTCTTGGATCTGCGCCCAAGGGAAAATCACCACCATTTCCACTGGGGTGCGCTTGGAGCTGCCCAAGGACACCTTCGCCCTGATCCTCCCCCGCAGCGGCCTCGCCGCCAAGCGCGGTTTCACCATCGTGAATGCCCCAGGGCTTATTGACAGCGACTACCGTGGGGAGCTGAAAGTCATCGCCACCCTCCTGGGACCGGTGAATGCGTATTGGGAGGTGGCCCCAGGCACGCGCATTGCGCAGCTTCTCATCCTTCCGCAGGAGCGCATTTCACTCCTACGGGCGCAAGAGCTCACCCCCACCGCCAGGGGTGAAAAGGGCCTGGGCTCCACCGGGGAATAACACTGCCAAAGGAACAGCTATGGAAACAATAAAACTCTCTGATATAATCATCAAAAACCGCCAGCGCCGGCACTTCGACGAAGCCGAACTGCAGAAGCTAAGTGAAAGCATCCGCACCAAGGGCCTCCTTCACCCCCCGGTGCTGCAAAATGACGGCAGGACACTCGTAGCCGGCGAGCGCCGCCTCCGCGCAATCAAGCTCCTCTATGACCTAGACATTCCCATCAAGTGCCACGGTCGCGAAGTCCCCCTCGGGGAGGTCCCCTTTACCCGCATTGGGGAGCTCTCGCAGGACGATCTCATGGAAGCCGAGCTAGAGGAAAATGTCCTGCGGCAGGATCTCACCTGGCACGAGCACGCCCAGGCAGTGAAGGCCCTCCATGAGCTGCGCTCTCGCCAAGATCCCCAACACACCGTAACTGCAACGGCCAGCGAAATCCTTGGCCGCCGTGCGCAGGGAGCCCAAGTGCATAATACCACTAAGGAAATCCTGGTGGCGGAGCACTTAGACGACCCAGAGATTGCCACTGCTCCCTCTCTCCAAGAGGCCTACCGCCGCCTCCGACGCAAGGTGGAAGAGACCCACAAGGCCCAACTTGCGGAGCAGTTTAGCCAGGAGAAAGTTCCCCATCAAATCTTCCTAGGGAAGTTCCAGGATAACCTCCCCGCCCCTGGGACCATTGATGTAATCCTCACAGACCCTCCCTACGGTATCAACGCTGACGACTTCGGCGGCATGAACCCTGCAGGCCACGGCTATGAGGATTCGCCTGAGTATTTCCGGGAAGTCATCACCCAGTTCGCAGAAGCCTCCGCCCTCGTAGCCAAGCCCGCCGCACACCTCTATTGCTTCTGCGACTTCTCCCGGTTCCCCTACCTAAGCGAGCTCTTCACTTCCCACGGCTGGACCCCGTGGAAGCTCCCGCTCATCTGGGCCAAGAATCCCAACTTCGGCCCGGTGCCCCTTCCCGACCATTCCCCCAGACGCACCTATGAGTGTATCCTCTACGCTTGGCGGGGGGACAAGCCCCTCCTCGCAATCCACCCAGATGTAATCTCCCTCTCCCAAAGCTCCCGCCCACGCTTTGCCGCTGAGAAGCCCCCAGAGCTTTACCTAAACCTCCTGCGAAGGAGCGCCCGCCCGGGAGATTCCCTCTGGGACCCCTTCGCAGGCTCCGGCCCCATCATCCCCGCAGCAAATACCCTTGGCGCAACAGCCTGGGCCTCCGAGCTTCTCGAAGAGAAGCACCGTTACATCCTCACACGATTGGAAGAGAAGGTGGGGGATGAGCTGGAGGAATTGTTTTAGGGGGCGGATTTTGGGCCGTTTGGTTTGGTGCCGTTTGGGGGCCGGGAAAACGCCAATAAAATCAATAGGTTAAGGGCCCTTGTAATAGCATGTAATCCGTGTTACAATGTATTATATGCCGTTATACGCTATTACACAGCACCCACGGGGGCCATCCCCCACCGGCATAGCATATAAACCCGCATAACCAATCGGAGGCCTAAGCCATGCCAAAATGCCCTCACTGCCACAAGGAAATCCTGCCACAGCAGGAGCGCGCTTGCGTGTGCCCTCAGTGCTTTGAGGAGTTCATGCCCAAGCGCGCGAACCAAAAGTTTTGCTCTCCGGAGTGCAGGACTGCGTTTCACAACAATAAACTGATGGAGAAATACTATGAGGCAAAGCAAGAGCAGTAACCCCCTCCCCACCCAATCCCCGCCCGACGGCCCCCGCGATGCCCCCATCCTCATCGTGGGCGAGGCCTTCGGCGCGGACGAAGCCCTCCGCGGCAAGCCCTTCGTCGGCCCCGCGGGGCGCGAGTTAACCCGAATGCTCCACGATGCAGGCATCGCCCGCACGGACTGCCTCATCACCAACTTGGTAAATGCCCGTCCCCCAGCGAACAACATCCGCATTTGGTTTGAGAAGTGGACCAAAGCCGAGCGGATTCCCGGCCCCATTGTCCAAGAGGGCCTTAGGCGCCTGCATGCGCTTATCCAGGAAGTAAAACCAAAGCTTATTATCGCCCTAGGCGAAACCGCCCTCTGGGCCCTCTCCGGCAGGACCGGCATCATGGACTGGCGCGGGAGCCAGCTTTGGTACAAGGACTCCCAGGGCAACCCCATTGCCAAGCTCGTCCCCACCGTCCACCCTGCCGCGGTGCTCCGGCAGTGGTCCTGGCGCTTCCTCGCGGTCCATGATCTCAAGCGCGCACGTGCGTGGGCCTTCGAGGGCGCGCACCAGGAGAGGGAGTATCGCTTTCATATCCGCCCCATATTCGAGGACGCCGTAGCGCTGCTATCCGAGCAGCTCCAGCGCGCAGACCGCGGCCCCATCCGCCTGTCCTTCGACGTGGAAACCCGCGCCAAGGATTTACAAATCACCTGCTTCGGCATTGGCATCAGCGCGCACGAAGCATTCTGCATCCCTATCACTTCAGTCCAGGACCCCGAGGGCTATTGGACCCAGCACCAGGAGGCCGAGCTAATCTGGCTCCTCACCCGCCTCTTCAGACATCCAAACATCCGCTGGGTTCTGCAAAACGCAGCCTACGATTTCCAGTGGACCGCACGCCTCTGGGGCACCATTCCGCGCAATCTCCACATGGACACCATGCTGGCCCATCATGTTGCCTGGAGCGGCTTACCAAAGTCCCTCGATTTCCTCTCCTCCCTCTACTGCGACTACCATTGCTTCTGGAAGCACGAGGGTGCGGACTTCCACAAATCCCTCAAGACCCCTTCGGATGAAGATACCTATTGGCGCTATAACTGCAAAGACTGCTGTACCACCTGGGAAGTTTCAGAGGTCCTGGAGCAGCTCATAGAGAAGGAGGGGCTCCAGCCCGCATTCCGGTTCCAGCATGAGCAATTCTGGCCGGTTCTCCGGATGATGCTCAGGGGCGTCCGCATTGATACCGCCTTGAAAGACTCCCTCCGTCTGGACCTCATGCACGCTATGGTCGAGCGGGAGCAGTGGATGCAGGACACCTTGGGCCAAGTCCTCAATCCCCGCTCACCTAAGCAAATGCAAAAGTTCTTCTACAAAGACCTTGGCCTACCCGTGCAGTACAACCGCAAAAGTGGCCGGCCCACCTGCGACGCTAAGGCCCTTGCGAAGCTCGCGAAGCGGGAAATCCTCATCCGCCCGGTGGTGGAAGTAATCGAGCAATACCGCTCCCTGGGTGTCTTCCTCTCCACCTTCATCAATGCGCGCCTGGACCATGACAAGCGAATGCGCTGCTCCTACAACATCGCGGGCACGGAGACCTTCCGCTACAGCTCCTCATCCGACGCCTTTGGCTACGGTACAAACTTGCAGAATCTGCCGAAAGGAGACGACTGACATGCAACTAGAAGAAAACTTTCCAGCAATCGCAAGGGTGTGGAAACAGCTTGGACTTTCAGCCGGCACGCCTCTCTACGACGGCATCATTCGCGTGGCCAATTATACAGGCTACCCCATACCCATTAAGCGTACAGATTTAGTCGAACCCTCAATGACACATTTAGAGTATTGGCTTAGAGAAAACTACAAAAACCACGGGGAGCCCTAAAATGCCCAACGACTTGACCCTTCCTAACGTCCGCAAGATGTTCATCCCGGACCCAGGGATGATTATTGGCGACTTCGACCTCGCGCAGGCGGATGCCCAGGTGGTTGCTTGGGAAGCTAACGATGAAGAGCTAAAGGCAATCTTCCGTGACCCTTCGGCAGATCTCCACGCCGAAAACGCAAAGACTATCTTTGGCAAGCTTACTGACAAATATCGAAAGCTCGCAAAGGCAGGCGTCCACGCTACGAATTACGGCAGCGGTGCGCGTACGCTCGCGAGCGCCCTGGGCATCACCGTCCACGAGGCAGAGCGGTTCCAGCGGCGCTGGTTCGAAGCCCACCCTGGAATCAAAGAGTGGCACCAGCGCACGCTGCACTCCCTTCAGACCAAGCGCATGGTCACGAATGCCTTCGGCTTCAGGCGGTACTATTTCGACAGAATCGAGGGCCTACTCCCTGAGGCCCTAGCGTGGGTGCCCCAGTGCGTTCCACTCGACCATGAGGTTTTAACAAGAAACGGATGGAAACAAATCGCAGAAGTTCGCGTGCAGGAGCAAATTGCTATATGGCAGGAGGGGTTAATACGCTTCGAAACACCGCAAAGATGGAATGTGGGGGAGACAAAAGAGCTTGTGAAATTGCACGGATGTGACTACCTTTGCACACCAAACCACCGCGTTCCCTATTACAATGCAGGGCGTTCTTCTCTACAAGTTGCAACTGCAAACAGTCTCCCCACAGGAGCCCGAGTTCCTCGCTGCGGATTATACGAAGGGGAAGTTGCAGTTCCCAAAGAATGGATAACCTATTTTGTCGCATTTCAGGCAGATGGCCGCTATGACGCAACCCGAGACGCTATCCAGTTTGAGTTTTCCAAAGGGAGAAAAATCGCGCGACTGCAAGAGGCTTTGGACGAGCTTGATATTCCCTACACTAAGTCCTTAGTTCGCCGGGGAGCTACACTTTTTTACATCCCAAAGGGGAAGCATGGGTTTCCGAATGCTGCCTTTTATAAAGTATTTGGAGATTGGCTCCTTGCATTGGACGGAGACAGTCTCGACGCATTCTTAGAGGAGCTTGAATTCTGGGATGGCTGGAGATCCCCACAAGGGGAATTATGGTACTCTTCCAAAGTTAAACAAAACTGCGAGTGGGTAGCAACGATAGCCGCACTGCGGGGGAAAAGGGCACGCTGGCTTTCGACAGATAACAGAGGTAAAAACCCGGTTTATCGCCTAACAATCGCCCCGAATAAAGGCAAGCGCAGTGCCGTGACCGCAGAGCGGATTGCTGTGTCGGAACCGGTCGTTGTAGCCTGTCCTACAGTCAGCAGCGGGTTTTTCTTACTTCGATACAACGGAGAGATTAGCGTAACGGGAAACTCCACGGTCGCCCTCGTGATTGACAAGGGCCTAGTGAACATCTATAAGAACCTGCCCAAAGTCGAGCCCCTCCTCCAAGTCCACGACTCGCTTGTACTCCAGTGGGAGAAGCGCTACCACCCACACATCTTGCGCGAAATCAAGCGCGAAATGGAAATCGTGGTGCCTTATGAAGATCCCCTGGTCATCCCCGTCGGCGCAGCTATCTCCGACCGCTCCTGGGGCGCAGTGCGGGATGTGGACTGGGATGGGAACTTCGTGGAATGAGTTGGGCGGATAATTGCCAATAACCCGCCCCCAAAACAAAGGAGCTTACCAATGCCATATATCTACCTAGCCTCTCCTTACACCCACCAGGACCCTGCGGTCCAGCGCCAACGCTACCACGACGTAACACTCGTTGTAGCCAAGCTCGTAGGATCCGGCTATATCGTCTATTCCCCCATAGCGCACTTCCATCCCATTTCCGAGCTGCACTCCCTCCCGGGGGATTATACCTTCTGGAGCAAAATCAACACCGCGATGCTGCGCGGGGCCCAGGCCCTCCACGTCCTCATGCTCGACGGCTGGAAGCACTCCCGCGGAGTGAAGGAAGAGATCCAGCTCGCCACTCGCCTAGAACTCCCCATCCGCTATTACACCCAGGAGGAAGTCCCGGCATGAAGAGGCGGTTGGAGAACTGGCTCGCCACCTACATGGAATACACCCGGGCCAGCGAAGCCCCGGACAAGTTCCACTTCTGGACCGGGATCTCCGTGGTAGCTGGCGCACTGCGCCGGAAGGTCTGGCTCGACATGGGCCACTTCCAGTGGACCCCTAATTTCTACATCGTCTTCGTCGCACCCCCTGGCATCGTCTCCAAGACCACCACTGCCAACATCGGCATGAACCTCCTCCGCGAGATCCCCGAAGTCGCCTTCGGCCCGGAGAGTGTGACCTGGCAAAGCCTCGTGAACTCCCTGGCCAACAGCACCCAGACCTTCCCCTACCGCGACATGCTCTGGCCCATGTCCCCCATTACCATCGTCTCAGGGGAGTTCGGCACCTTCCTCGATCCCAGCGACAGGGAAATGGTAGACATCCTCGTATCCCTCTGGGACGGCCAGATCGGCACCTTCCACAAAGCCACCAAGACCCAGGGCAACGATGCTATTGAGAATCCCTGGATTAACATCCTCGCTTGCACCACCCCCGCTTGGATCGCGGGTAACTTCCCCGACTACCTAATCGGCGGCGGCTTCACCTCCCGCACCATCTTCGTCTACGCCGAACAAAAGCGCCAATACGTCGCCTACCCTGGCCTGCACATGGACCCGGAGGATGCCCAGCGCAAGGAGGATCTAATCCATGATCTGGAAATCATCGCCAGCGACCTCATCGGCGAGTATTCCCTTGCGCCCGACGCGCGCGCCTGGGGCGAGGAGTGGTATGAGAAGCTCTACACCGACCGCCCCTTGCACCTCGACAACGACCGCTTCGCCGGCTACCTCGCGCGGAAGCAGACCCACCTGCACAAGCTCGCCCTGGTCCTCACTGCGATGCAGTCTGATGAGCCAGTCATTACCAAGGCAGTCCTGCAGCACGCGGATGCTGTTCTCAAGGGCGTGGAGGCAGACATGCCCTTGGTCTTTGCCCAGATCGGCCGAAATCCCCTCTCTATGGTAATGGATGAAATGGCCGCTTTCATCGACAGCATTGGGATTATCTCCTCCGAGCTGCTCTACCGGAAGTTCTATACTCGCCTGGGCGCTCGCGATTACACCGAGGCCATTGAAGGGCTCATCCGCATGGGCCGGATAAAGCAAATCTCCCGCCCCACTGGAATCGAATACGCTTCCGCCGCCCAGCTCAAGAAAGCCCAGGAGCCCTCCGATGCCAGCTAAACCCCGCCGCTCCCTGATGCGGATGCTCTGCTTAGCCGAGGGCGCTTGCTGTCCCTACGCCTACCTCATCGCCACGGGGGACTTGTCCTCCAAGCAAATAGCGGACCGCCTAGGGGTTGCGCCCAGGACAGTCCGCTATTGGAGAGAGCAGGTGCGGAAGGGGCGATGCACCTGCGAGGGAAATGGCAAGTGCTACCTTGGAAACGCTGGAGCAAAGTCCTCTTGAATTGCCCGTTCCCTGGGCGCGCGCACGCCGTAGTTTTCCTCCAGTGCCCGCTGGCGCAGCCGCCCGCGGAGGGCCTGGCGGATCGCACTGCCACTGATCCTCATGGGCCAGTAGGGCACGTAGTCATTGAACCTCCGAATGTCCTCCATCGCTGCCTCCCGGCCCTTGGTATCCCCACTTCGCACTGCCTCTGCCAGCCGCCATAGCTTCGCCCGCCGCAGGCTTTCGTAATACTGCACAGCCTCTTGGGTGGTGTAAAACTCTTCCTTCGCCCGCGTTTCCGCAGTGGCAGTAAAGCCCATTCCCTGCAGCACCGTGCGGATGATCGCCTCCGGCTTCCGCATGTCATACTCCACCAGCACCGCGCCATCTGGCAGGGTAATCCCCCCTTCCTCTGCTATCTTTACTGACTTAGCTATATTCCTCCCAAAGGCGGGCAGTGCCGAGCCCCACCGCCGAAGCAGGTCCGGGTCATCCGAGGCGGCGGCTTGTACGAGCCCCAGCGGTATCGTCCACACAGCGCCGGAGGTCTGCTCTGCCGCCGCGAATAGACGGGAGTCAAAGTCCCCTGTGCGCCCAAAGAGGGGCTCCACGAAGGGAATAACTCGGCCGAGGGACAGCGACCCGCTCAGATCCACCCCCATCACATCCCGCGAAACTCCGTGCATTACCAGATCTGGGTTCAGCCCCAGCTCCGCAATAAGCTTCCGTAGCTCCACTCGCAGGTTGAAATAGGGATCTCCCCGCCCCAGCCACTTCTTCCCCTTCCGTATGACAAAATCAATCAGATCCATCAGATCCTCTGCAAAGGGCAAACCAGACAGCCCACCCACAAAGAGCCAGAGCAGCCACATCCGCGCGGCGCTCTTATCGTGCGTCATCTGGAAGATGGTCTTCTGCATGTACATCCAGAACACAAATATCGTACTGGTCCTCCCCCGCATAAACCTGGGGCGATCCCAGTAGGCATACTCATACTGTGTATCCGCTACCGCCTCATACGCCTTCCTCACCGCCTTCGCCTGCGGCAGCCCCCGCTTCCGCGCCAGGTTATACGCAGCCAGCGCCACCAGCCGCCGGTTGAGCTTCTCCACCGTCTGGAACATCCACGCGGCTTTCCCCGCCAGATCCCGCACGAACATCTGGCCCTTCCGATCTGAAACCATCAGGGTACTCAAGCTCGTACCTTCCCCAATGGCCGCCACCTCTGTCGCCATACTCTCATCAATGATCCCCAGCCGCTTTAGCTCCTCCAGCATCGCCCGTTCACCCTCGGAGAGCTTGTGCGGAGAGCGAATCGTATACCAAACCCGCCCAGCTTGCCGCGCCAACTCCGCCACCGCCGCTGGCTCTCCATACCGCGCAGAGAGATACGGCAAGGCCACCATTGGCACTTGCGTCGCATTCACCAAGGCACTCTTGGGAACCAGGCCAAGGTGGAAGATGAACGCAAACGCGCGCAGGGAGGCCCACTCGTTCCCTGGATTCATGATATACTCCAGGTGATTCTCCATAAACTCTGCCACCTGGTCCACCTTCCGCGAGTCCCCGCCGTACCAGTTTAGCTTCTTCCCATACTCCCGTACTTCCTTAATCGCATCCAGCATATCCGCCTTCCAGCGCAGGCGCGCCATGTGGCCGGAGAAGCTCTGGAAGTATTGCGCAAAGGCCCGCATAGCATCCTGGGACCACCCCGGAGTAACCTTCCGTTCCTTCAGCCGTTTCAAAAAGCTATTCGCCGGGGACATTTCCAGGCGGAGCAACTTCAGCTGCTCTCGCTGCTGCGGCGTTAGCTCCAGCGATTTCTCAAAGAACGCTAGAAGCTGCCCGGGCATTTGCACCAGCGGTTGCATCTCTTCCAAGAGATACCCCTTCGATGCGATGAAGCCCTCCCGCGCGTTCATTTCTTCGTGGAACTTTGCAGCTTCACTCTCCTTCTCGAACATTCTGACTTCAGCAATATCCCCGACCTTAACTTGCTTCCCTGTCACCTCATCATAGTACGGCGCTAGGGCCTTCACCACCACAATATGCTGCCCAAAGCGCGCAAGGGGGAAATAGTTCTTCTTCCTCAGCTCATTAATCTCCTGCCGCACCTTCGCCAGCTGCTGCTCCTGCACCACCGGGTCATCCTTGTACTCCCGCCGGACTTCCTCCATCCGCACAGATTCCATCATGTCCAGCGCATCCACGAACATCTGCTCCACCCGCATCGCGAGGGCTTGCTGCTCCTGGTCCAGGTTCCACAGCTTAACCAGCTCAAAGTATTCCACATCCTGCGGGTAGAAGCGCTTGCCCTCCCGTTCGGATAGAACCGTGAGATCCAACAGAAACCGCCCCAGGACATCCGCCCGCTCCGTGCCCAACTTCACCCAATCCCGCAGCACTTCATCCGCCTCCGTGAGCCAGCGCATCTTATCCACCCACCACTTGCGCTCTACCGTCTCTACATACTTCTGCAGGCCCTTCAAGTGGGGGTTGATTTTCGCAAGCTGCGTGATGGTATATCCATACTTGGCCACCCGGTGGAAATTCGTCAGCTCATCCCGAACCTTCTTGGGCATCCCCTCCGGCAGGTCTGGGGTGGTGTCATCTGTAGGATCCACATACTCATCCACCCCAATTTCCGTCAGCGTCTTCGCTATCTCCGTCGCCACCTTGCGGACCTGCTCATCCTCCGCCTCCAGCCCCTCTAGTACCATCCGGCGCTTCTTGATCTCCTCATGCACCTGCAAGAGCTCTTCATTAAGCGCCATGAGCTTTGTGAAGTCCCTAAAATCATAGTCCTCTCGCTGGGGGATCGAAGTGTACATGCGCCTCCACTTCCTATAAATGGCCTTGGAGAACTTATCCGCCTCCGGCTGCAGCGAGCCATCTGCCCGCACGGTTTCTGCAAAGCGGTTTGCCAGCCATTCTGCGAAGCTGGTGATGTATCTCACATACGCTGGATCATGCTCCCGCAGTTCGTCCGGGGTCAAGTCCCCATACCGATGGTTTTTATAATTCTTAGCCAGCTCCGCCATAAACGTATCCGCACTCACTGCGGCCTCGGCCCGCTGTTTGCTCTGCAACCACAGCTTAACCAACCGCGTCTGGTCTTCCTTTGGCAGCTTCTGGAAGGTTTCAATCAGCTCCGTATGCCCTAGCTCATGCACAGCCGCATCGAGGATGGAGCTTTCTACGCTCCCGGTAGTTTCTGCGTGTGTACCCAGGCGATCGGTGTTCAAATACACAAAATCAAAGGGCCCCATCGTAAGGGCGAAACCCAGATTCGTAGGCGTATCCAGCACATGGTCGTATAGATAGCTGAAAGTAGGCGAACCCCGCAGGGCCCGTATGGTAGCACTATCAAACACGACCAGGGGCTTTTTCCTCCCCAACTTATCCATCAGGGCCTGAAGCTGCGGAACAATGCGCTGTTGCATCAAGCGCCCGGTGTCAATAATCCGCCGCAGCCTTTCCTCATGATAAGGAGATGCGGCGCCACTGCCTTCATTCTTCCTATAAACCTCTTCCAGCTCTGCCAGCGCATCCAGAACAACCACTCTCCCCTCTGGCAAATTAGCAAAGTCCACGACCTCTCCCGAAGTATCCCTGAAGCCCAGCTGCGTAAGCTCAGCCACCTGACTCTCCGTCAGCCGCTCCACATAGCTCCCAGCTCTCTTTTCCGCCTCTTCAAACACGCTCTCCGGGATCTCATCCACCAGCCCGCTATCTACCTTCTCCCGCAGCGCGGATTGCTTCTTCTCCGTGGCCGCCTTGTACTCCTCCCAAAGCCCCAGGTCCTTCGCGAGCAGCTCGCGCAGCCTTTCCCTCTCCTTCCGCTGCACATATCGCCGCAAAGGCGGCACTGCCCCCAGGGCCTTATCCCCCAGCGCATCCAACACCTCCTGGCTCTTCCGCGGTAGCTTCTTCGCCGCCTCCTGCATTCGATACTGCGCCCGTCCCACCGAGCCCACAATCGGCGCGGCAAGCATTCCCTGGAACCCTCCCGCCAGAGTCCGTGCGACAATCTCCCGCGTGGTCAGGTTCGGATACAGCACCGCCTTGTCCAACAGCGCCTGCAGTAGCTCCGAAGAGCCCTCTTGGCCGAACTCAAGGAGGGTGTACCTGAACAGCGTCTTAACCGTATCAGAGCCGAGGTTCTTAATCAAATACCCCAACGGCAACAGCTCCGTCCCAGATTCAATGAGCCCCGTCATTTGCGAGAGCGGCTTCGCTACCTCCGGCTTCACTCCCTTGCTAAGCAGCGCTCCATACTCCTGCGCGGACGTCTGGGCATACATTTCCAGCAGCCCCACAGAGGGCCGCTTCGTAGCCACCGAAGCCATCACTGCGGGCAAGCTTTGCTGCACACTCACCGCGAAGTTAAACATCTTCTCCGCAATGGGATTCTCCGGCGCGAGCGCCTTAAGCTCCCCTTCCAATTCCTTGAACTCCCGCAGAGCCTGCTGTGCCCGTGGCGTTTCCAGCATATCCCCCGCCGTTACCTCTTCCCCCACCGGCAGTGCGCCTTCTTCCCCCAGCTTCCTCTCCAGCACCCGCGCCATCGGAGGCATTTCATACGGCCGCGTCAGCCACTCCAGCTCCATCCCTTTCGCCACCTGCTGCGCGATCGTAGGGGTGGCCTTAGCCGCCTGCACGACCCCCTCCACACCCTGCTCTACCACATTCTCCTCTGGCGGGCTCATGGCCGAGCGCCCGAAAGCCCCGGCGTCCTTGAGCAGCCGCACCGCTCCGCTTGCCACCGCCGCAGCACCCTTCCCCAGTGCTTCCGGCGCCTTGTCCAAGGCATACGTCCCCAGCGCCACCCCACGCACGATGTTATCCAGATACCAGGGCAGCTCAGTCCCATCATCTATCTCCTGAGGCTCTCGCTGGAATCCCTTCCCTGCAAATGGGTCTTGCGAAGGCGCCAGCTCCGCACCCTCGAATCCCTTACCCTCAAAGGGATCTTTCTTGCTCTCCTGCCCCTTCGCACCTGCGAACCCTACGCCAGCAAAAGGATCATTCACTGCTGTTCCCCTTGACTTAGTTGCATCTGCTTCTTAATCCGCGCTAGGGCCTGCTGTGGTGTCAGGCCCATCACATCCACATAGTAGCGATACCTTGCTGCAGGCACCTTCATGGCCTCTTGGCGCAGCTCATCCGGCTCCATCCCTATGTACATCTGCGAAGCCTGCTCCATCGACTGCAGTTCTTGCTCTTGCTGCACCCCGGGAGTGCCCGTGACCTCCCCAATCCCTGCGCGCCTGCCAGCTTCCTTCACCCCCTGCATTCCCTGCGCGATTTCGCTGGGCTTCTGCAGCCCAGCGGAAGACTTCACATAATCCAGCAGCATTGCGGTCATAGGGTCCTTTCCGTCCCTGATCACAAACTCCAGGGCCTTCAGGTTCGCCTCCCGCTGGTCCTTGAATCTATCTGGATAATTCTTATAGTAGAGCTCCCCCAAAGTCTGCGCGAGCGCCAGCTCCTTCGGCGCAGCTTTACCTGCCGCTTGCAACCGCGCAGCGGCCCCCTCCAAATCATACTTCCTCGCTAGCGCTAAGAGCCGCTTCGCATCAGCCTCTAAGCGTTTCTTCTCGGAATCGGTAAGCTCGGTATCTGCACGGAACTTTCCTGCCTGCGCCCGCTTCAGGTCCAGCTCTACCTGCAGCTGCTCCCGCCGCAAGCGTCCCTGCTCCCGGGCTTCCTTCAGCTGCAGCTGCGAATCCATCGCCCCTCCTACCGCCCGCGCAAAGGCATCCGCATCGCTCTGATACGGTCCCCTATCCTGCATCAGCCGCAGGCCCAAATCAATCAAAAACCGGCTTTTGCTTGGGCTGCTAATCTCATCCAAAAAGCGATCCCA